TTGGGCAAGGATATAATGGAAGCCAAGGTGCTGTTAATGGAAACTATGGCGGTGGCGGCGGCGGTGGTGGCGGTGGCCAAGGTTCTGTTGCTGGTTTTACTGGGGGAGGTGCTGGAGGAAACGGATTTATATCTTCAATTAGTGGAATTTCTACAGCTTACGCTGGTGGTGGCGGTGGTTCTAGCGGCACTACCGCGCCTGGCGGATTGGGTGGAACAGGCGGTGGTGGCAATGGTAACAATCCCACAACCTCAGTAACTTCTGGATTGCCTAATACTGGTGGTGGTGGTGGTGGAAAAATCGACGCAACACTCTCATCTGGCGCAGGTGGCTCTGGAATCGTAATTATCAAATACTAAAAATATGAGACTCGCACAAATTCAAAACGATAAAGTCGTCAATATCCTAATTGCAGACGAGGTGCTTCCAGATACACCAACAGATACCTACATTGAATCTGAAACCGCAGGAATTGGATGGGTATATGAAAACGGAGAACTTTCTCCTGCACCGATAGATATTGATGCACTTCGTCATGCGGCATATGTAGCTGAATCTGATCCTATCTTCTTTAAGTATCAACGCGAAGAAGCAACCAAAGAAGAATGGCTTGCTAAAGTAGAAGAGATTAAAGCTCGTTATCCAAAGAACTAATGCCAAGTGAAGGGTCAGTATTCGATGGATTCACAAGTATCATAGCGCAAGACGCAGATACGCATCCATCATACTTGCCAGAGTTTTTTGTTTCAGAGTCCGTGAATCGGACGTTTAGGGGCGGAGTAAATAGGACAAGGCCAAGCATTCGTAATATTCAAATGGTGGCTGGCGAGGGGCAAGAGCCAACCATCATCGAAGATATACAGAAAGGCAACTTCCAAGGAGCCTACGCATATCGCAGGACAAAGTATGAGGCGAGTGATGGTATAGCTATTTCCGTTGCTGGAACTATTTACTTCCTTAAAATAATTAACAATACGGCGTATGCCTACAAGCTGATTGACGGAAACGATCCAGACTTGATGCACACATGGTTTGTGCAAGCTGAAGATCGTCTTTATATTCAAAACGGCTACCAAAACCCTATCACTTGGGGTGGTGCTGTAGCTTCAATATCAGCAAACGGAATCGTAATTGGTAACAGCTATAAAATTACCAGCGTTGGAAATACTGATTTTATTTCAATAGGTTCTACATCAAATACTGTTGGAACAATATTTACAGCTACAGGGGTTGGTAGTGGAACTGGACAGGTTATTGAGCAAGCAAGGCGGTTAAATCCATTTCAAGGAAAGATGCCAGTTGGCACGATAATGGAGTATGCTTTTGGTCGCGTCTTCGTAAGTGATAGATACAATCTAATTTATGCCAGCGATATTATTTACGGCAATGGATTTAACGACACGCTAAACACAGAGAATTTTACAGAGATTGGTTACTGGGCTGGCGGAGGCGCATTCAGCACCCCAGCAATGATGGGTAATATCACCGGAATGAAAGTCATGCCAGACTTGGGTGATAACCTTCGAGGGCAAGGTGCGCTGGTTGTTCTTTGCGCTGGTGGTGCATTCTCAATGGATGTCAGCCTTCCAAGATCAGAGTGGACAACATCAAATATTCAAAGAGTGTCATTGCTTGGACGTGGTTGCACAAGTCCATATCTTACTACAGTTAATAGCGAGTTGTGGTTTCGTTCGCATGATGGTTGGTCTTTTTACTCAAATAGCCAGACCGAGTTCTATCGATACTTCTCGATGAGAAAACTTTCAAGAGATGTAAACAAGTGGGTAACAAGGGATACTCCATGGTTAAAGCAATTTGCAAGCACTATGTTTATCAACAACTATTTGATAAACACCGTTGCGCCACAGACTAAAAGCACGATATCAATTAACGGTGTTACTGGTCTTCATAGATACCACAGAGGAATGGTTGTATTGGATTTAGATCAAGGATCATCCCCTTCACCAGACGGGCAACTATCATTCCGTTGGAATGGAATATGGACAGGTGTTAGACCAACGCAACTTCTGACGGCATTAACAAATGGAGAGCAGCGTGGATTTGCTTTTTCTTTTGACAGTGATAACAAGAATAGGCTTTACGAAATAACAGATATTCTAGGTTCTGATTATGGGCCTAACGGGACACGGGAAATTGAATCATTTTTTATTACAGGAAGATATGATTTCTCAAGGTCTGGAGTATCAAACAAGTTTTTAAGGAAAAGAATAACTGGTGGAGAAATGTGGCTGAGTGAAATACCAGGAGAAGTTACAAGCAGTGTTGAGTATCGTTCTGACTCAAATCCATGTTGGGGTGAACTAAAGGTTGGAAGCACATACGGATGCCCTCCTTGCTCTCCTATCGTTTTAAGTGATTGCTTTCCGCGAAGAGGCGGTAACTTATACAAGCGATATAAGTTTAACACCCCAGATCCAGAAGAATGCAATGATCTCGCTGGAATACCAGCAATTGAGGGAAGCGAGTTTCAAATTAAAGTAAACATAACAGGTAACGCAACAGTTGATAGGGTAAGAGTAATGGCTAACATCAAGAATAACGAGGATAGTCCAATTGGAGATTGTCCAGACGATGAGCTTGGTGAAGAATGTCCTTTATTTTTGTGTTGCCAAGAAAGATATTGGGACTATTCTATCTCCTGATGGACAATCAAACATCATCTCCACAACTTGTATTCCCTTCTGTTCCAGACGATTTCTGTCCTTCTGGAAACTGGACTGAAGTGCTTCAATCTTTTATTGATGAAGTTCTTTCAAACGGGACAATTAATGTTCCTGGCCTTGGAGATGTAACACCTCAACAAATTCAAACCATCAACGAAGAAATTGCATCGATACAGAACCAAGTTGATGCAATCACCGATCCAACAATTTTTACAGGCACGGCATCTGGATTTGCATCGGCAGCAGATTCTATTGTTGCAGTAAGTTTTCCTTCATTTTTGCCAAGCACCAATTATATTATTTCACTTACGCCAATTATTCCTGCTGGCGGAATAGGAGCAGCAGCACCGCTTATAGGTGTTCTTACTGCGTCAAAAGCTGTCGGGGGATTCACAATTTCCCTCCAAAACAACGGCACATCACCAAACTTTATTAATGAAGTTGAGTGGGGTGTCATTCATCCATAACAATAAACAAACAATACTATGCTTAAAGGAACAGACCCCAAACTCGTTAGCGGTGGCGCACCCACTCGCGGCAAAATCAGCACAGCTATGGGCAACCAGAAGCTGAATGGTAAAGGTGGAGTGTATAGCTCCAAGCCTCTTCCTACTGTTGGTAAACCCGTTAAATAATTATCGGAATCGATAATGGACACACTCGATGAGATGGTCGAGGTGGTGAAGGGCTTTGTTGGCGATTCCGGTGTTTGCTCTCCAGAACGCGCCAAGAAAGCTATTAACCAAGCTCGCCGTTTGCTCTACAATAAAAGGGAGTGGAATACTACCAGCGAATACTTTGCTGTATGCTGTGCTGATAGTTGCTTCACTCTTCCTGATAGGTATGAGCAAGTGAGACTGGCATGGATTAACAAAAGGCCAATGTCACTCGCTGACGAGTGGTTCAATTCAACGGACGCAGTAATTCTTCATCCACAGTATTCTTGTCATAGGCAGATGGTTGAAGTTGGCGGGAGGCATACTACATTCCGCGACTATACCATTCATCCATTTCAGATTGCTGTTATGGTAGAGAATAGGGAAGATGCTGGAGTTGAGTTAATGTTTGAAGCTCAAGACGAGTATTCAACATATCACAATGTAATTGTAACAAGTGTTGCTACTCCAGAAATATCTAAATCAGATCAATCTGTAAAATCAATTAGGTCTGTAAGTAAGCCCGAAACAAAAGGTAGGGTTCGCGTGTATGCATACGATCCCAATCTTCAAGCAAGAACGCTTCTTGCAATATATCAACCAGACGATGTGAATCCGAGCTTTAGAAGGTTTCGCATTCCTAAAAAAGCTGAGTGCTTAACAGTCTATGCCAGCAAGAAGTTTCGTGATCTTACGGATGGCAAAGAGCTTGTTGAATTTACAGCGGACGCAATGATTTATGCAGTCCTTGCATTGAATAGTAGAGAGAACAGAAAAGCCAACGAGTTTCTATCTAATCTTGCGCTCGCTATACAAGAAGAAGAGAAGGCTATGGAGGGTGACGAGATTCCAACAGCTGGGCCACTACGGATTGCGAACTATAGCAGGGCAGACAGCCTGATTGGAGCCGATCTGCTATCACCTAGCGCAAACGATTACTTCATGCATCCATGACACTTGAAATTCAAGAGAAGATTGATGCTCGCAGTGTTGCTGGATATGGAGATGCAGAAGATGCATTAAATCAAATGGACTTGGAGATTCTGAAGATGCCTCCAAGGGAATGTCCTCTAATCCATAGGTTCACGCCTGGGCTGTATATCCGCGAGATATTCATGCCCAAGAATACCATCCTTACTTCTTTGCTTCACCTAACTACTCACCCATTCTTTGTATTGCAAGGTGACGTATCTGTATGGTATCACAACATACCAGTTCAGCGATACCAAGCACCCTATACTGGGGTAACTGAAGCAGGAACAAGAAGGCTACTTTACACACACGAAGATACAATCTGGACAACATGTCATGTTACTAACTTGACTGATCCAGATGAAATAATAGAATCCATTACGTCAAGAGACTTTAACCCGCACATCGACAAAGACGATCCGCGAGTTCAGAAGTGGAGATACAACAGCAACCAACTAAAACACAACAATGATCTGGGAACCAATTGAAAAACGATATAGTCTTTCATCAATGAGAGATAGGCAGATGCTTAACTCATCTGCATTTGCGATTGCTGCTGGTGTTGTTGCTGTTGGAGCTACTGCCGCAGGAACTGCTGTTAGCATGAGTGCCGCTGATCGTGCAGCGAAAGCTCAAGGAGCAGCAGGGAAGAAACTAACTAAGCAAACAAAAAACGCAACTCAAAGGTTTTTAGAGAATCAAGAAGAATTAAAGAAACAGATTGCTGAAATTGATCCCAATATTAATATTCCTGCATACAATCTTGCAAATGCAACTGCTGAAGGAATTGATTCTGCAAATGCGATTACTGAAAATACTATTCGTCAATTAAAGAATATAACTGGTAGAGATCCAACGCAAGTTATTGGTAATGCACTCGATACTTTAGCTAAATGGGAAAATAGATTGAGCAATGAATATGTTCAAGTGCAACGAGGAGTTCCATTGGTTGACCAACAGCAAGCAGTTGTATCTGAATTAATCCAAGGGAATCTACCGCAAGTTACACTGCAAAGAATATCTCAAAATTTAGCTGAACGTGGGGGTGCTGGGTTCTCAATGCAAGCAGCAGGAAGATCGCCGTTTATTCAAAGCCCACAAGCTATGTTGGCAGAAAATATCCGCCAATCATCTGAAGAAAGAATGATGCGAGGCTTGGCATTGGCTCCAGGAATTACACAACAGCGTTCAGCAATAGCTGGCGCAACCTCTGGCTTGGCTGGTCAGGCTGGAAATCTTTCAAACATAGCAAGGGGCTGGATGGACACAGCGCAAAGTTTTATTTCTCCAGTATTCGGAAGTATGCAACTTGCAGCACAAGGAAGAGCGCAAGATATTGAAAGGAAAATTGCAAAAGCTGAAATGATTAATCAGATGAATGCCGCTGAATACAATGCGCTTACTGGACAAGCGCAAACTGGCTATGGTGTCGCGCAACAAGGAATCCAATCAACGCTGGCATCACGTCAAGCAGTTGGTCAAGGCATTCAGTCTATTGGTTCAGCAACAGCGGGAGCATTGATGGGTGTTGGTGGTGCTTATGCTCAAATGGGTGCTGCCCAAGCTGGTGGAACAACTTATGGTTCACTTGCGGCAGCGCAACAAGCAGCACCATACGCAGCGGGTTATAGTCAAATGGGACAAAATAACTTTGTTCCTAAAGCGCAAGCAGTATATGGATAAAAGATTATGGCGATACCAGCAATGATTTCAGATTATAGTAAGCAGCAACTAAACTATGGGATGGCTGTAGGTCAGTCGTTGATGCAACTTGGTCAACAAGTTGGTCAGCAACTCGCTCAAAGAGAATACCAACGCCAAGCTGCTCAAGCATTGCCAGCGATGCAGGAGAGCTATCGTAATGCATTTAGCAAGATCAGCCAAGGCGACATCTCAGGAGGCTACATGGATGTTCTGAATACTGGGATGCAGTTCGGTGCTAATCAGAATCCATTCTTGATGGGATACATTGAGCAAGCCAACAAGTTTGCTAAGGAGGCTGGATCATCTGTGCTTTCTCAAGGCTGGCAAGATATTCAGCGTGGAGGAAGGGCAGGCGGTGGTGGTAGAACGGGTGCGCAAGAGGCAAAAGATATTATGACTGGTGGCATTCCTGCTATGCCTATGGTTGAAGAACCATTACCAGAACCAGACCTAACGCAACCAATTCCAGAAGCAGCACCACTTGGGGCTGGGCCACAACCTCCAGCAGACCCTAAAGCACAAGAAGAATTTGATAAGCTGCCAGTTTACAAACAAGCATCAGTTGAGAATACTGGTGACTTTGACATGATGACACCAGAACAACGTCAAGCTGATCTGAATGAGTCTTTGGGAGAAGATACTGGAGCTAAAGATTACGAGACTACGAATATTGATCTTGGAGATTTTGGAATCAATGTAAAAAGCATTGGTGTTCCTAAAGTAAAAGAACAAGTTAGAATTAAAAGATCAGTATCTGGTGCAACAGATAAGCCAGGAGCAAGGATTTCTTATTCAGAAGATATTGTTGAGGTTGGCAAAGATCAATACAAAGACAACAAGGAATACGTTAAAAAACTTAAAGATGCCAAACAGCTTTTAAGCTCTCAAAGACCAACCAAAGATAGTGGGACATTCCAAGAAATCATCCAAGATAGTGGCGGTATATTCAATACTACATTTATTCCAACAGAAGGAAGAAGGGCTGATACATATCCATACTCAATGATCGCAAGACCTGGAGCATCACCTATTCCAATCATGGAAGATGTGTATAATGCATTCAATGTTCTTCAAAAGATTGCATCACTCTCTAAAGCAAGCGGAATGAAACTTGAGCCAGAGAAGGAATATAGAGGTCGAGTTAG